AAATACTGGATCTTCTATTATAGAAGGATTTCTTAAAGCAAATACCCACCATAATTGTACTGTTTGATAAAGATCATACGATAATAAATCAGGGCGATGTTCGTAAGTTTTAGTTATAGTGAACAATATATCATTGGTCAAAGACGGGATAGTCCTAAAATTCATCACACCTAAATGACCATAGGTTTGATCAGTAGAAAAATAAGGACTATATGAGGAGTATTTGACCATTATAATAATCCCAAACTTCTTTGATTCTTGCTACTTAACCAATCTGGAACTGTAGCATCTAACATTTCTTTTCTGCTGTACATAGGTTTACAAGTTAACGCTATGGTTGATTTCACTGGAACATATGCTTCTTGAAAAACAGCATCTTTTAAATAAAAATAATCCACTTCAGGCATTAAGTCATTTTTAAAACTAGAAATGGCTACTGGTACATTTTGCAACATAAAGGTGCCATGCGACCATAATCTACAAACTGGAGGCGGGCTTCCTCTAAGAGGATCACTACCTCCAAATCTACCTTTGGTTAAAGCCCTTAATAAATGTAATATGGATAGATATGTCACAGCATCTGCCCTACTTTGTACTGTGAATACTCCTGAAATACTGATATCACCTACTGCACTATATTTGTAAAAATTTATGGAATGATTGCTGTGTAGTGGATTTTGTGTAGCGTATTCAGCTTTATGTTCATATGTAATTGTTGGAGTATATGGAAAAATAATACCTTGTAACAATCCCAAATTATTTTTATATCCAGAAGTTAATTGGGTAAGATAAGAGTTTGGAACCATTATTCTAGTTCGCAAATCTGTTTTACCATTTCTTGTCATACTGTTTGCATTGGCTGCCGGAGTAACTACTGCATTGGCCCCATTTAATGCCTGAGCAGATCTAGGACTACCATTTTTAACATCCAATCTCCTAGGATCAGTGGCAGCAAAATTAGACGATGACTGTCCGCCACCTGAATCTGAAGTTGGTCCTACAATTGACGAAGTTGCCATAAATATATTCCTTATTAGCTATTTAACCATAAATAAAGTGCTACTATAAACATAACAGTTGACAGTATCAAGTTGTGTGTTATACTTAAAAAATAAGGAAAATAATAATAACATGACTACATCTACATATTTTGCCCCAACTGGCAGAAAAGTAAAATATCTTAATAATAAAGATTTATTATCAGAAATCCATTATAGCAAATGCTCCTATTCCAGCTTTACTAGCCCCAATTATCAACAATATGACATAATTGTTAGCAGTTTAGATAAAATTGATAATAAAATTATTGAAGAAGCTAAAAATCATAGAGCCAAAAGATTGGGATTGGAGATTTTTAGTAAGGCTAGAATAGGTGGGGATAAGAAAATAAAATTATCTGAGTGTATTCCCAGCACTGATAATATCATTAAAACTGACATTATTATTAGAATTATGACTTTTGATCATATTCCCCTCTCTCCTGGTAGGAAAAAGACTTTAAAAAATACTGCTGATAGCCACGAAAAAGTTAACTTTCCCCCATTTCAACATTGGAAATTCAACGATGCAGATCAATTGACATGCGTAGGTAAAAGCCACTGGAAAGGCCCAATTAAAAGCGGAAAGTTCAGTAAAGATCACGGTAGAATTACTGAAAATCTTGGGAAGATGTTTATCAAACTCAGTGAAAGATATGCACAACGTAGTAACTGGCGTGGTTATACCTACATTGAAGAAATGAAGGGCCAAGCCATACTACAACTAAGTCAGATTGGATTGCAATTTGATGAAAGTAAAAGTGAAAACCCCTTTGCCTACTATACTGCCGCTGTAACTAATTCATTCACTAGAATATTGAATATGGAAAAAAAGAATCAAAATATTCGTGATGATCTTATGGAAGAAGCTGGTCTAACACCTAGCATGACTAGGCAACATAGTCAGGAATACGCTGAAGAAATTGCTAGACAGGCGGAACTATATAAAAATATGCGTTCACCAAATATGAGATTGCCAAAGAGTGATGAAGATCCTGTAGAAGAAATAGAGGAAGAAGGTTCTGAAAATATTTAATTTGACTTTGGTCACAATATCTGCTATGCTTTAAAATAAGGATTATTGGCATGAGCTTATTTAAAAAAGTAGCAGTATTCACAGATCTTCATGTTGGGCTAAAGTCTAACTCTACTACACATTTAAGAGATTGTGAAGAATTTGTGGATTGGTTTATCAGTCAAGCCAAAGAAGCTGGTTGTGATACTGGTATATTCATGGGTGATTGGAGCCATAACAGAAACAGTTTGAATTTATTCACTCTGAATACTTCTTTGATACTTTTAGAGAAGTTAGGTGGCGCTTTTGATCAATTCTTTTGGTTTCCAGGCAATCACGATTTATTTTATAAAGACAAGCGTGACATTCATTCTAGTGCTTTCGGACGGCACATTCCAGGAGTCACTGTTGTAGATAGTGTTACAACGCTTGATGATGTCACCCTAGTCCCGTGGTTAGTTGGCGATGAATGGAAAACCATTAGTCAAGTTAAAAGCAAATATATGTTTGGACACTTTGAGTTGCCATTATTCTATATGAATGCTATGGTACAAATGCCAGATCACGGAGAATTGCAGGTGGATCATTTCCATCATCAAGACTATGTGTTCAGCGGACATTTCCATAAACGTCAAAGTAGAAGTAAGGTACACTATATTGGTAATGCATTTCCTCATAATTTTGCCGACTCGTGGGACGATGATCGCGGAATGATGATTTTAGAATGGGGAGGAGAACCCAAATACATTAACTGGGCCGATTGCCCCAAATATAGAACGCTGCCATTAAGTAGATTGATTGACGAAAAAGATTCATTGATGAAATCAAAAATGCATTTGAGAGTGAACCTAGACATTGATATTACTTTTGAAGAAGCCAATTTTATCAAAGAAGAATTCACAGAAAAATATGATATACGTGAAATTAGTTTGACACAAGATAAAACTAATTTAGAAGGCACAGTAGACGAAAGTCCAGATGGTTTATTCAGTAGTGTGGATCAAATTGTGATAGAAGGACTAGTTAATCTAGAAAATGGACAATTTGATAATTCTGTTTTGCTTCAACTTTATAACGATCTATGACATTTAAAATCAGCAATTTAACCGTACGCAACTTTATGAGCGTGGGTAATGTATCACAAGCAGTTGCATTTGATAAAGAAAATTTAACTCTAGTATTAGGATCCAATCTTGATCTTGGTGGAGAGGATACTGGTTCAAGAAATGGTACTGGTAAAACCACTATTGTGAATGCATTAAGCTATGCACTTTATGGTCAAGCATTAACTAACATCCGTAAAGAAAATTTAATTAACAAGATTAATGGCAAAGGCATGTTGGTCACTGTGGAATTTGAAAAAGATAACAATGTCTACAGAATTGAACGTGGTAGAAAACCTAATATTTTAAAATTGTTTGTTAATGATAATCAGATCAAAACTGATGAGTCAGAGGACGACAGTCAAGGCGATAGTAGAGAGACACAAAAAGCAATCGAACAAATGTTGCAAATGAGCCATACTATGTTTAAACATTTGGTGGCATTGAACACATATACCGAACCGTTCCTCAGTATGCGTGTCAGTGATCAACGTGAGGTAATTGAACAACTATTGGGCATCACATTACTGAGTGAAAAGGCTGAACTACTTAAAATTGCTCTTAAAGAAATCAAAGACAGCATCGTTACGGAAACTGCTAATATTGAAGCAATTAAAAGAGCCAATGAAGGTGTGCAAAGAAGCATTGAAGGGCTAGTTAGTAAAAGTAATGCATGGGCCAGCAAAAAAGAAAGTGATGTAGCATCATTAATAAAAAATATCCATACATTAACAGAAGTAGATATTGATGGAGAAATTGCTGCACATGTTGAATTAAAAATATGGGAAGAAAACAATTCTTTGTTGTCTGGACTTAGAAAACAAAAGGCCACACTAGAAAGTGCAGAGATACAGGCTGAAAAAACACTGAACAAATATACTCAAGATTTAGAAAAATTAAGTAGTAAAACCTGCCCTGCTTGTGAACAAGATTTACTTGATCACAAACATGAGGAAATGAACACCACAGCTAAAAAACATCATGCCGATGCTATTGTGTATAAAAATAAAATTGTCAAAGAATTGTCTGAAGTTAACGAAGCAATTGCCTTAATTGGTGAACAACTACGACGTCCTATTACTTTTTACGAAAGTGAAAAAGAAGCCCTAGGTCATAAAAATAATCTAGATAGTTTAGAAAAAAATTTAATGGAAAGGGCGGATAGTGCCAACCCTTATGAAGAACAAATTGCAGAATTAAAGAAAAGTGCTTTACAAATCGTGGATTGGACTTTGGTAAACGACTTAAGTAAATTGCGAGATCATCAAGATTATCTATTAAAATTATTAACTAACAAAGATAGTTTTATTCGAAAGAAAATCATTGATCAAAATCTAAGTTATCTCAATAAGAGATTGAGTTATTATATTGATCGATTAGGTTTACCACATCAAGTAGTGTTTCAAAATGATTTAAGTGTTCAAATTACTCAATTAGGTCAGGAACTTGATTTTGATAATTTATCCAGAGGAGAACGCAATCGTTTGATATTGTCCATGAGCTTTGCATTCCGTGATGTATGGGAAGGATTATATCAAAATGTTAATTTGTTGTTTATTGATGAATTGGTAGATTCTGGCATGGATGGTGCTGGTGTTGAAAGCGCCCTAGCAGTATTGAAGAAAATGGCCAGAGAACGAAATAAAAATATCTATTTGATCAGCCATAAAGATGAATTGATCAGTAGAGTCAATAATATTCTAAGGGTAGTCAAGGAAGGTGGTTTTACTACCTACTCAAATAGTTCTGATTATGTTGAATGAGCCATTAGAAAAGTATAAAAAACTATACTCAGAATCTTTACAGGCCTTTTTGGATCTGCATAATTATCATTATGAGTTCTTGGAATTTAAGCGGCTGAGAAATAAGCCTGGCAAAAAACTAAGAAATCACTTGAGGAAACTGAAAAAGCTATATTTTGACATGATCAAAATATGCATGGAAGCAGAAAAAATTCAAAGAGAAATTTCGCCACCCCCGCTGGGAGCTCCTGTTAGGAATCACGATGCTTGGTTGAAAAAACAATCAAGAGTGGGTCCTGGTAAAAGAGGAAGACCTAGAAAAGAAGTAACTAAAAGGCCTAGAGTTGAAGAAAGAAGTAGAATAAGAGGTAGACCTAGAAAACAGGTAGTTAGCACAGATGTTCCCACAGAACAACAAAACACAACAAAGGAAAATACAAATGAATAGTACTGTAGATCAATTAAAAACACAATACGAAGAATTTTTGAAAGAAGACACAAAATTCATAGAAGGCAATGCCGCAGCAGGAACCCGTGCCCGTAAAGCATTGGCTGAAATGAGCAAACTGATTAAAGCACGTCGCAACGAAATCACTGCGGAAAAGAATGCCCGTAAACAAGCTAAGGCTGCTTAATTATGGATATAGTTGTTGACAACAAATATCAAGGTCTGCGTTGTAAAATCTGTGACGGAAACACTTCTATATTAGGTGTGAAAGATTTTAATCGTAGTTGTGAAGAAGAAAAAGGACGGCAAATATTTGCACCAATAGGTCATGCATTGTATTATCACAAATGCGGCAGTTGTGGATTTATTTTTACAACTGACTTAGATAATTGGTCGATAGACGATTATATTAAAAATATCTATAATGATGAATATATCAAAATAGATCCAGATTACAGCGGAAAACGTCCCAAAGATTGTGTCGCATGGTTTAGTCCCCTGTTGGGAGGAGACAAATCAATTACTTTATTAGATTATGGTGCTGGTAACGATTTATTCAGCAAAGAATTAAATGCACAGGGCTACGATGCAGTGGGCTGGGATCCAATGTGGCAGACTGCGCCTGCATTTGAAAAAGATACAACTTTTGATGTAGTAACAGCATTTGAAGTACTGGAACATACCCCATCTCCTTGGGAAACTATTAAAGAAATAATATCTTTTGTAAAACCAGAAACAGGACAAATTGTTGTTAGTACACTGGTGAATGATATTATCGGCAGTGCTGGATCAGAGTATTGGTATTTGAGTCCTCGCAACGGGCATGTATGTATGCATTCTCAAAAAAGTTTAAACATCATGTTTGATAAAGTAGGTATGGAGGTGCAAAGTTTCAGCCCCAGTCAACACATAGCTAGTTGGAAAGACTAATGACATGGACATATCAAGGCCAACCTATAAATGTTTTACCAGAAGACTGTGTGGGCTTTGTTTATATCATTACCAATACAACAAACAATAGAAAATACATTGGCAAAAAATTAGCAAAGTTTGCAAAGACCAGCTATAAAACAGTAAAACTCAAGAATGGCACCAAAAAGAAAAAGCGAGTTCGAAGCAAAATTGATTCGGACTGGCAAGAATATTGGGGTAGTAGCCCCAATCTTCAGGCAGATATAGACACATTAGGCAAAGAAAATTTTACCAGAGAAATACTGCACTACTGTAACAGTAAGGCAGTAACATCCTACATTGAGGCCCGCGAACAATTCGACCGCAAAGTATTAGAATCTGATGATTATTATAATGGTATTATAAATTGTCGGATACATGGCTCACATATTCAAGACAAAATTTAGGCTCAATCAATCGGTTATAGCTTGCACTGGCTAATTTCTAGTGCCCGGGAACCTGGATCTTGGATCACAGGGAGGGAAAACTCTTGCCGATAAGAGTGCTCATCTACTATCCTTTACAGGACGAAGATCGCAAAATGCCTGCGGTTTAGATGTTTGAAGATAAAGAATAAGCAAAATGAAGGGATAGTATGCCCTACGTTTATGTATATGTTAGTGTATATACATAAGCCGCCGCTGGATAAAGACGCTGCTCGAGGTACAGGCCAACCGCCTCTGTAATGCAGTAACACTAAGTGACATGGTTCAACTCGGATAATGTTTCTTTGCCCTTGTCTGGGCAAAGTGTGAGCAATTAATCTGGATAATATTAATTCACGTCTTCGACGTAAATGTGTTCTGAGCGTGAGCGATAGAACGAATGAGCGTGAGCTCATTCCACAATCAATAATAAATAATCAATCGCAATAGGAATTTAAAATGAAATTTTCTGATATTACTGGACAAGACGTAACCACACTAAC